CATTTGTTGATTGTGTCTTCTTTGATAACTTTAAGGTGTTTTAACCCGATGTTACCAACTAATCCTGATTCTAATAATGCTCCCATTTTAAAATATTTGGTTTTTAATTTTTATTTATTTATTTTTGATTACCCTAATTTACTCATCAAATCTTTCATTCTCATGAATTGCGGATTTTCGTAAGTTTTTGATTCAATTAAAGTAGTCGATGAACCTGTAGATACAGTTTTTTGAAGTTTGTTCTCCACTGATTCACTAATTGATTTTTTAATTTCCGGTTTAGATAATTCACCTTTGATTGACTGATAAAGATTTTTAGATTCTTTTAAAGTTTCAACATCGTCAAATCTTCTTAAGATATTAATTTTCTCTTTTTTAGTAGTCGAATGTTCAGTAAACAATCTAGTTGCATATGCCAAGTTTGAATTGAAGATTGCAACTTCGTTAAGTTTTTCTCTGAAAACATTTAACGCTTTTCTGTATTCTTCATTTTTTTCTCTCAACATAGTTACCTCTTGAGTAGATTCTACTTTTACTCCATTTTTACCGTAAACATAATTTCTGTTATTAGTAATCCCTTTTCTAAGTCCTCTACCTTCTTTGGAACCCATTCCGTATGTTCTAGCAGCCTCTTTTGTTTCTTCTTTTTCAAAAGCCTTTCTTTTTAAAGTGTCACCTTTTTTAGTAGTGTAATCTTCTTTACCTTTCATGGTTTTAGATTTCTCACCCTTATTCATTCCGTAATCACCTTCTTTTGTTTCTGCCTTAACAACTTTGGATTTTCCTTCCATATTTGCACCTTTCTTGTAATCGAATTTAGCTTTACCTGTACCTACAGATTTTGGACCTTCTTTTTTATTTTCATCGAATCCGCCATCGGCTTTATCTTTGTAAGTAAATTTAGGTCCCTTACCAATTCCAACACCTTTAGGTTTAATTGTTGATTTTGATTCTCTAACAGTTCTTCTTTGGTTGTAAGATTCTTCTAAGTCCTCTTCGTCGTCATATTGTTCGTCCATCATGTCGTCGTCTTCGTCCTCTTCGTCGTCGTATTGTTCGTCCATCATGTCATCATCTTCTTCTTCGTCGATAAATTCTTCTTCTTCATCGTCTTCAAATTCAATTTCAAACATAACTTCTTCTTCGTCTTGGTCTAATTCGATGTCATCAGCATCACCATCCGCAAAAATCGCATCAAGTACGTCATCTGTAGTTTGGTCATCCATTTCACCTAATTCTTCAAAATCAAATTCCATGTCATCCTCTTCGTCTAACAATTCATCTTCATCTTCAGACTCACCAAGTTTAACAATGTATTCTGAGTCATTATCGTTATCAGTTAAATGAATATCCTCACCGTCCTTTTGAACGATAATTCCATCTTCTTCACCCATAGCTTTAAATACTCTAAGAATTTCTTCATCAGAAGCTCCTGTTAAATCAATTGGACTTTCGTCAGAATCCATGTCCATGTCAAAATCCATGTCCATTTCATCCTCATCTTCATTATCAGTATCCATATCAAAATCCATTTCCTCTTCGTCAGAGTCCATTTCATCATCCATGTCAACATCTAATTCAACCTCATCTTCTTCTTGTTCAGAAAGAGATTCTTTTACTAACTGATTGATTTCTTCCTTCATAGTTGAAGCAAGTATTCCTTTTGCATTTTCGGCTATAGCTTCTTCAACTTGTTTCATTTGAATAAGTGCCTCTTGTACTAATTTGTTATTTTCTTGCATGAAAAATTATTGTTATTTTCATTATAAATATTACCAAAAACAAAAAAAGTTTATTTTATCTAACTATTAGACAAAATAAACTTTATTTAAGTACAAAAAAAAAGTAACCGAATTCGACTACTTTTTTAAAATTAGTTATTGGATAACCTCATCAATTTTACTTTCAGAGACTGAGGTAATTCTCCACTCATGTGCAAACCCCTCATATTTTTTTGTAACTTTGGCTTCAACATCTGTTACTGAATACCCTTCTACAAGTTTTTCTTCTCTAATTTTTTTAATTTTACCTGTTTTATCGTCAGGTAAGTCATACTGAATTTTTGCTACGAAATACTTTTCTTCCATGTGTTTTTTTATTTTCCTAAAAAGTCGTTTAATTTTTTCATTAAGTCAACTGACTTCTCAACATAATCGTCTTTTTGTTTATATTTTTTTTCTTCTTCAAGATTTTCTTCATACTTGTCTCTATCGTCAGCATTTGTAAACAAATACGCTCCCGGTGTTGATGGTGATGATACTAAGTCAAAACAAATTAATTCAAAATCATCTTGAACTTCGTTTCTTTCCCCAACTTTTTTAAGTGAACCAACCCCACGAGAAGAAATACCTAAAGTAACTCCTTGTCTCATTAAATTTGCTGCTTGGTCTCCTTTAGTTGAAACAATTCCTCTTTCATGAAATCCCGGAGAAGTTAATAATTTAAGTTTTCCCATTAATATGTTTCTATCCCACCATACGTCAGTAATGATATGAGATACTCGGTCTAAATCAATTAAAGATGATTCAGGGTGATTTAACTCTGATGTTGATAATCCTTTTTCGATTGCAATTTTATAATTGTCGGCCTCTCTTTTTAATATCCTTTCAGGGTATGTTCTACCATTTCTGTTAGGTGTATCATATTTTTGTAAAACGGCATAAAATTCAAATGGGTTTCTATAATCCATTTCTTTAGCCTCTCTTAAAACCTTTTCATTATGTTTGTCTTTTGGTGAAACCCAACCTGCGTCAGCCTCAACTAATATACCGTGTCCGGTTTCGGTTGCCTCTAATATTCTTAATTGTTTCATTAATTCTTTTTAAGATAAATATATCAATTATGATACTTTACAAGATAACCTCTTTTTTTGTGGTTGAAAATTCAAAATATTTGTTTGTTGTGATGTTATTATTATAAATGGATTGGACTATATTTTTTACGGAGTCTTTAATTTCTATGGATTTAAAATCTAATTCGTTTGTTGTGTATAGATTTATTTCTAAATTAAAAAACGATTTTTTACCGTGAGATATTCCACTGGTTCTTAAGTCTAAATCCACAATACTTTTATTTTGGAATAAATCAGTGTTAATGGACTTATAAACAGAGTGTTTAATCTCTCGACTTAAATTGGAAACAACTCGATTCCAATTATCGTATTCTTCTTTTGGGGTTACCCATGATTGGATGTTTATGTAAACTGATTTTAAGTTTTTTGAATCTACGGTACCATAGACCGATTTAATTGGATTGTATAAATTTAATTTTACACTTTTTCCTTTTTTCATTAATGTTTTTCATTATAAATGTTTATTGGTTATAATAAAAATATAATTGAAATTATTGTGTATGTCAAAAAAAAAAAGTGTTTTTACCGTTTGAATTGCAAAAACACTTATTGATTTATAATGTAATATGTTAAATTAAATAGATTCTTCTAAATTTTTAAGTTTTAAAAAATTCATTTGGTCGAACTTTTCATCTTTTAATCTATCAATAGTTTCAGAAATTTTTGTTTTCATTTCAAACTCTTGTTCAGTATCTAACATCCCTTTAAGTTTTGTGATTGTATTCTCACGTAAAGTTTCAAATTTAGTTTCAAGAGTCTTAGTATCTTCAGAGATTAATTGGAAAAATTCTTTTTTAGAATTTTCATCTAAGTTCTCAATATATCCTCTTAATGTTTGGTTGGCGATACTAACCATCGATTTAATTGGAATATTAATTGATTCTTTAACCGTTTCTTTTTTAGTAGTTAAAACTTTAATAATGTTTTTCTTAGCATTTACTCTTTCAAGTAAATTTAATTTGTTTGAATATGCCAATACATCTAAATCAGAATAATTATTTTTAATTGTTTCTGATAGACTTTTTGGTGATTTTATTGTTGGTAAAATTTTATGTAATAAACTAATCCCTTCTTCTAAAAATTCTTTAGCGTCCTGTTCAGATAAACCTTGAGGCGTACTTAATTGGTCATATAAAGCATAAGCCTTTGACATAGATTTATTGTTCAGAACATTATGTTTGAACTCTCTTAAAGATTTTTTGAAATCTTTCTCGTCACTATATGACTCAAGTAGATTTTTTTCGATTATGGATTTTAGGTTTCCGAAGGTCATTACGCTTAATTTTATTAAATAAATATTAGGAATTTAGTAACTTATCCAATTCTTTTGAAATTTCTCCTAAAGATTCTTGACCATGACCTAAATTAATCATTCGAGCCCCGTCAATTAGGTTATTCTCAACTAACATATTTAAGTTATTCATTCGTGATTCTGGCGTTATTTCAGCCTCACCTCCCGCCGGTGGTGGAGCTGCCGTTTCCTCACCTGCCGGTGGTAGTTCTTCACCTCCACCTAAATCAGCAGTTTCAAAACCACCTCCACCAAATGATGGTGTAGGTTCTGATGTTTCAGACGATACTGCCGCGGTAGAACCTGATGTATTACCATAAAGTTTATCGATATTATCGAATAATCCTGTTTTAGTTATAACAGTTGCAGTTGCTTTAAGTTCTTCACCAACAGCTCTTTCAATTCTTTGTTGTTGTAAATCCAAACGAACTTCTTCATCTGACCATCCAAATATATGTTTTTTAGCCCATGTTGATGATGTTGCTTGAATACCATTTCCTGGGTCGGCAACTAAATCTTTGTATAATAAAACTTTTTCTTTCCAAACATCAATTTTTAATAAATCCGCCTGTGTTGAAGGATTCGATAAACCTAATGTGAAATTATCTAACTCATCTTCAAACCCAAGTAAAAATAAATGAACGATTGCAATTTTATTTAATTCCGCAATCATACTTTTTTGGATTCTGTTAATAGTTCTTGCAAAACGAATATCTTGTAATGATAAATTTTTACCATCCCCAACTACTTCTTCAAATCCTAAGAACGCCTTAGGGACACGAAGAGCGGTTAATAATTTCTTTTGGATGTATTCAATATCCGCAATCTCAGAAAGGTTTGTTGCTCCCGGTAATGTTGTAATAGGGTCCGGTGCTGATGGGTCTCTAACAGGAATGAAATAATCTTGGTCAACCGCCATTTGATTAAACCTCATATCTACGTTACCTGTTTTATTATCCACTACTTGTTCTCTTTTGAATTTGTTTGCAACACGTTGTACATAAGCCTCAACATCATCATCGTTCATATTACCTACGAATACTTTAAACATTCTTCTCTCAGGAGCTCTTGATGTACGATAAATCAACATTGCATCCTCTGATAACAATAATTGTTTCCAAATACGTCTTGCTTTTTCTAACATAGATGTTCCGTAAGGAAGTTTTCTATCATCACCTAATAATCTAAAGTGACCAATCTCCCATGATTGGAATTCCATGTTTTTATTTTTCCAAGTAAAATGAAGTGACTTTTTATCTTTATCTATTTCATGAGTAATATCCGTAGAGATTTTTGCACTAACACCTACTTCATGACGTTCAATTTCAATTGTCGGTAATTGTTGTACTCCAACAATACCTTTCTCCGGGTCTAATTTCAAATAAATAAAGTTATCACCATACTTACAAGTGTTTCTTGTCCACATTGGTAAGTTAGTGTTAATATCAAGTGAGTTGTTAAATAAATCGGCTAGTACCCCTTTTATTCTTTTTGATTCAGAATAAATTTGTAGAATAAAACCATCTTCATCTGTTGTTGTTGATTCTTCCGCATAGATATCTAACGCAGCAGAAATCTCAGGAGTATACTCCATTGACTCGTAATCGTATTGTGCGGATAACCTTGATGGTTCGTAATAGATTGCTTGGGAATATAAGTTATTCTCAACTTTTGCCCATTGATTTGTTAAGTAATAGGTTTGTTGTGCCTGTAACTTCTCTTTTTCGTATTCTTCCTTACTTTTGGTACGTAATAATTCCTTCTTATCAAACTTAAAAGTTGGATAATCTTGATTCAACAGAGAATTAGGTCCAAATGTTTGGGATAATCTCTGCCATACCGTCATATTATTTTGTTGTTCACTCATGATATAAATTTACTTGTTTCCTCAGTAATATAAATAGTATTACCCACCAAATAACCACCCATACTTTTGGTAATCATCTCTTGTCGGTCCTTGATTAATTGGGTGTTGTCTACCCATTTGAGGAACCATTGGGTTAAAGAACTCTGAAGAGTTTTTATTTTCAGTAACAGCTGTTGACCATGAATTTAACATTGCCCTTGTATGATTGGTAACTTTTTCCAATGATTGGAATGATTTTTCCGCAACATATATTGCCATCGCAATACTCATAATACAGTCATCGTGATGCATTTTTTGATGGTCAGGTCGTCCATTAATGTAAACAAACGTATTCATTTCATTATAAAGACGACTAGAATAAATTCTAAACTTATGTCTCATTGACTCTTCAAATGCCGCAATAATTTGAACCCTTTTTGAGTTAAAATTAATTCCCGGAATTTTTTCATTTATTTTTGGGTCATACTTCCATTTATTAGTTGTATCCACACCATCAACATATAAACCACCTTGATAGTTCATTTCTTGCATTTTTCTTGCAGTTGAAACTCCCATACCACCTGTGATATCCACAACACAATAAGCATTATACATTGTACCCCATTTGTACGCCACTTCGGCCAATACATCTGGTGGTATTTTTCCAACATATTCCAATACTTGTTCTCTAGTGTCAAAATCAATAATTTCAATACTTGAAAAATCCTCAGAATCTCCACGAGATACATCACAACCCATAACATATTTGTGTCCATTTACAGGTTCTTTCCAAATCCATAATCCACCACCCATCATTTTTGCCTGTGGTTCTCTAACTTGGTTTTTGGCAATATCCTGCATTAATTCAGAATCAAATACGTTATCCCCTGAACCTAAGAAGTTACATTCTAACTCCTGAGCCACCTTACGTCTATCGTATTTTAATTTTTTAACCATCGCCTCAAACCATGAGGAACAAGGTTTGTATCCATCTTCAATATATTTAGTTACAATTGAATGGTCCCTTTCGAATGGATTAGGCATTGATAAATCAATAATTACCTCATCGAGGTTATATTCCTCACGATTTAGTAAAAAGTGAACTAAATCAGGTGTTTTAACCATATACAAATCTTTGGTATATCGAGGGTCACGGTGCCAAAACATTTCCGTAATTTTGAAATCATTCATATTACGAAGAGCTTGGTCGTAAATCTCATAGTAAATTGCATCATAACCATTTGGGGTTGAAACCACAATTACTTTACCCCCTGTAGATAGGGACGCCATACAAGCCGACCAAAAATCTCCGTCCGCTTCAATAAACGCCGCCTCATCAAAGATAAGAATGGTTGGGGTATAACCCCTTAACGCATCTCGAGATGTTGCAACGGCTTTAACTTCACACCCATTTGTTAATTTAAAATGTCGTTGTGAGTTTTTTTCATTTGAGAATCCAACTCCAACCCAACTAGGCCATTGTTCGGTAAAACCTCTAACTTTGTTTGCCATCTCCATGGATGTATCCAATTTATTGGCAATGATTAGAATTTTTTCCGGTTTAGTTTTTTTGGCAAATACAAGTCGTTTTGACGCCCAAGCGGCAGTTACTGTTGAAACACCTGCCTGTCTATACTTAAGGGCGATGTTTTCATTGTAATTTTCATAATCCTCAATTAAAGAAACTTGGTCGGGAAATAAATCTAACGGTACATATTTTGATACCGTATTATCGTATGTCTGTAAATAAGTACGAAGTGCGTAGGGTGTATTCCTCATGCACTTCGTTACTTCAATTATTAATTGTTCTTTATTATTCAAAAGTAATTTTTGGTTATTTAGGTCTCGATATACCTAAACTACCCAAGAAATCATCTAATCCGTCATCTTCGTCTTCATCAGAATCAATCCCTTCTTCTTCTTTGTAATCTTCAAACTCTTCTTTCATTTTGATTGCCTCTCTCATAATTTCATCAAATTTTGAGGTCGCTTTCGCCACTTTTGAAGAATCTTCAGAGATTGCGTTTCCGATAATTTCTAAAAACTCTTGGGCTTCAATTTGGTATAACAAAGTATGAAACCAGTTTATCAAACCTTTGTTTTCAGGTTCGTACATTTTATCAGGTAATGCAAACCTTATTCTTTCCACGATTTCCGGGCCTATTCTCAACTGCATTGGTTCATTACTTAATGTATCAGTTTGTCCCATAACTCGTTGAGCCATTTCAGGGTCTTTAGGTAATCCGTGTCTACCTTTAGCTTCTTCTAATCCTTTGATTATTTCATGACATAAGATTGGAAATATTAGACCAAAGGCTTTAATTACTGTATCCGGAGTTTCTTCACCTTCTTCACCTTCTTCACCCTCTTCATCATTATTATCTAACTCAACTTTTCCCGCAATTCCTTGACCTGTTTGACTCATCATTTCAATCATTTGTTCCATACTGAAATATAAGAAATCATTGATTGCCATAATACCTAAATAATCTCTATAGAGAGATGGGTCAATTTCATCAAGTCTTGCTTTAATATCTGGTTTTTGAAAAATATAATGTCCTTTTTTCGCAGCACCTTGAATAATAGCGTTGATAATATTTCTCTTATGTTTTTCTAATTCAAAAATTTCGTCTTTAGTTAAATCCTCAATTTCAAAAGATGGAATTTCCATTTCTTCTTCCTCATCTTTTTCCTCTTCATTATCCTCTTCTTCAGGTTTCATTCTAAAGTTAGACGTATCAATCGGTTCTCTATTTAAATAAGCCTCAATTTTATACCAATCAACAGGTACTTCAGATTCCTCCAACGCGGCCTCAATTGCCAATTCTTCAAGTTCATCTCTGTGAGCCGCCTCAATTCTCATGATGTTAGGTAATTTTCTCATCATCTCTTGGTATATCATACCTTGAGTTTGTTGAGAACTTAAATTTTGGATACCTGTAACATCACTTAATTTTTCCGCAACTTTTTGAAATCGATTACTAACTAATCTTTGAACGTCACCCTCTTTCTTTTTCATCGCAGGATTCTGTGCATATAAACCTTCAGGACTTGCAAGCTTTCTTTCCAAATTTGGGTCCATTCTTTCAGGTCTATCCCCGTAATCTAATTGTTCTTTAATTTTCTTTGCCATTATTATTTTTCTAAGATTTGCATGATTACATCCATAATTTTGTCTTTAGCCTCCTCAGGTGATGGTCTATTCGCCTTTGGTGCTGGATTAACACCCGGATTTGGATTCTTACCCGGATGACTTGGTCTTGTACCAGGCTTAGTTGTTGGTTTTGTTCTTGTTGGTGCGGTCTCAGTATCTGCCTCTGTCAAATACTTTACAAGTTCACCTTTGGTGATTCTTGGAGGTAAATTTCTTTCTACTATTCTCATAATTTCGTTTTCAAGAAACAAAGATACAACATTTTTTCCTTCACCCAACTGTTTTTTTACCGCTTTTACGCATCTTTCCCATTTTCTTGATTTTTTAGGACCAACTTGTGAGTGACAAATAGCCCATGGGTTTGGTTTGTCTTTTTTTTCTTCAGACATACCAATCATTTTGCTGTCATGATTTTCAGGAGATGTATCATCATCCATACCATCATCAGATGCTTGATATTCGTCATGAGAACCTTGTTGTCCTGTATATGCTTGGTCAGCATCTAAATCAAAATCATCATCTTCAGAGATTTCAGATTCGGTTGCAGTAACCATAACTTCTTTAGTGCTCGGGTCTTGTGTAATATTCAAATTACCTACCTTACCACCTGCCGGCCCTACTTTATATGTTTTTTTACCGGGTACCTCAGTAACTTGTTCATTAACAAGTTTACTGTGTAAAACATTGATTTGAGATTCTGTTAATTTCCCAACAGTTTTAGAGGATAACCCCTTTTCGATAAGTTCTAATGCTTTTATATTAACTTTCATAGACTACTTTCTTTTCAAATTCTAATACCAAATCTCTTTCATAGAGTTTGTCTTTTATTTCTTGTTCCGAAACTCCAAATCTAAAAACCATTCTTTTTTGGTTAGTTTCATCTTCTGTTTCCCATGCTAACGCAATTATGTCGTCCATTGCGTCCATTACTGAAAAAAAATCGGAGTTTTGAATCAATTCCAATTTTACATCAGTATCTCTCAAAACTCCTACTTTTTTAATATATTTTAAATCAGGTGGTTGAGGGTATCCGTTAGACGGACGATTATCCCACGCTTCACCCCACACATCCAAACTATCGGAGAATATGAATTCGTAAAGGTTATCACCCTTATAGTTAGGACCTAAACCGTTTACGTAAATCAAATAACTCATACTAATAATCCTTCAGGTGTGATTTTAATTTCTTTTCCTTTGTTTTCAAAAACTAAGTTATTTTTGTTAGTTTTTCCAACAATTTTTGCTCCTGAGTTTTCTTCTAAAAATTTTTGAGAAGCTAATTCTTGTTCGATAGTTTCAGTTAATTTAACAACTGATTTCATTTTTCTTCTAACTTCCGTAATTGTTCTTGTTTTTTTCTCCGCGGTTTTTTGTCTACTTTCAACAATTTCTTTCTTAGAAACTTCAAAGTATTTTGATAATACTTTATCTACTTTAGACTCTCCAAAAATACTATCAAAGATAGCACCATTTCCTAAGTCAGAATGTCTTCTCTTAAATTTTGAATGTCTACGATGTTTTTCAAATTCTTCGTCATCAAAAATATCATCAGGATTAACTTCGTCAACATCATCATATTCATATCCTTCTTCCATATCACCTTCCATTGGGATGTCCATGTCAGCTTGAATATCTTCAACTTCAGTATCGTCAGTTAAGTCTTCACCATCCATATCGTCTCCACCTAAATCTTCAGTTTCATCTTCAAATTTAGATAAAATATCTTCTCTATCTTCTTCAGTTAATTCATTCAAATCAAATGATGACAACACCATATTGATAACGTATTTCATATTCTCAGAAGTCATTCCTTCTTCAGAATCTAATGTTCTAATTTTTTGAGTTAATTTACCTGTTAACTTTTGAATTGTTTTGAAAGTTACTTGTTCGTTAGAACCTCCTTCATCCTCTACATCAACTTCAGTATCAACATCAACTTCAGTATCCATACCCATATCATCCATACCTGTGTCATCCATACCTGTATCTTCCATACCTGTGTCTTCCATACCCATATCCATTGGTGATGGTGGTAATTCCGGAGATGGAACCGCTGGTGGTGCAGAAGGAACTTCATCAGGTACCGGCATATCCATTTTTGGTTTTGGTGTTTTTAATGTGAATTTTTTTTGTTCACCATATAGAGACAAACCTTCTTCATTCTCGTTAAGTCTATTTAACTCACCAGCAACTAAGTTTAATCTTTTGAATGCTTGTGAATACGAAGAATAGTATTTTCTATTTTTCATTGGCTCAATATAATCTGTTTCAGATTCTGAGATAGTTTTCTTAATGATATAACCTTGTCTCTCTTTAACAATTTCATATTTATTACCATCCGCAAGACCAATAGAATATTCTGATTTCGCAGTTTCGTTTATACGATTAGGAATTACCTCGTTAAAACGAGCAATCTCCATAATTCTTTTTAATTTTTGGTCCCCTGTTAGCTTTTCACTACCAATTGGTTTTAAATTTCCCATTGTATATTAATTTGTTTGTTTTTAATTATTTAATCCGTTAACTCCACCTAACGTAATTGCGTTTAACTGAGCGAATGGTACTCCATTTGCATCAGTGAATATAGGGTGTGGTGCAACTCCATTTGCTGGTCCTCCTATAGTAATTGACCCACCACTAAAATTACCTAATATTTCAACTGTGTATGCGTATTGATTATCCACACTATAACCTGATAATGGATATGGACTTGGTGACGGTGTTGGTGTACTTGTTGGTGTTGGCGTATTTGTTGGTGTCTTAGTAACTGTTGGAGTGTTTGTTGCAGTTACTGACGGTGTATTTCTTGGAGTTGAAGTATTTGTTGGTGTTACTGTCGGAGTACTAGTTTTTGTCGTAGTTACCGATGGTGTTGGTGTATTTGTTGGAGTTGAAGTATTTGTTGTAGTTACTGTTGTAGTTACAGTTGGTGTATTTGTTGGAGTTGAAGTATTTGTTGTAGTTACTGTTGGAGTGTTTGTTGTAGTTACAGTTGGTGTATTTGTTGGAGTTCTAGTAACAGTAGGCGTATTTGTTGCCGTCACTGAAGGTGTCGGTGTATTTGTCGCAGTATTTGTTGGTGTTTGAGTTAAAGTAGGTGTTGGAGTTGGTGTTGGATTTGCGGATAAACAAGCCCCACAATCACCGTAATCCGTAGATATAGTTGTCACAGTATCGACACCTGTAGATGGCTCAGCATTATCAATAATATCGTAACAACCATCGTCAGTCGCTCCGTTGAATGTTAAATAATAGTTTCCGTTTACCGCAGGTAGTGATGAACTATTAAAATCAACTAATATTGCGGGACCGCCCGAACAAGCACCTATAAGATATGTAACTAAAGCCATTAAATTTTTTTATTTATAAATATACGATTATTAACAATTATTGAAATTTTACCAACTAATCCTCCATTTTTCTTTCAACGGAGAGTTCTTTGTCTGTACCTTTATTGATTGAATCAAATAATTTTTCAATATGTTCGGACCTTCTCAAATATTTAAACACTAAATTTTCATAGGATAATTCCCCATCACCATCCAATCCGGATTGACGATATTTTTTTAATTTGTCTTTAAGTGATTCAAGAACTTTGACATCTCCATTTTCAACGGCAGTATCAATTTTTTCAACCCAATTTTGTATTTTATCCTCAAGAACTTTTTTATCTATTTCTAAATTCATTTTCTTTGGAACATTAATCCATTTGTTATTCATCACAGAATAAACTCCCGAACTAATATGTGGCTCTTCAGCATCTTGAGCATATAATTCAACATCATACCCAAAAATTTTAATATTATGTTTGTCGTTAAAAAGTTGTTTTTTTAAATTAAAAAGCTCTTTGTATAATTCATCCTCGTCTCCGTATTCGTCCATGTCAACAATAATGTGTAAATCAAAATCAGAAAATTCTGACCAATTAAAATTTGAAAGAGAACCGGTTAGGACAACATCTTCAACAAATACATCATCACCCAAATAGTTGACAAATTCCTCAGCAATACGCTCAAGAGCTTTTCTAACTTTAGGAATCATAGTTGACTTTTTAGGGTCAGTAGGATTTTCCCATACTTTTGGGTTAAGTGTTTCTTTAATAGTGAAACTATTAAGTATTTGTTGTAATTTACTCATTATTATAAATACTACAGTTTCTTATACTTGTAGGCTTTTGATATGTCAGTTACAAAATATTTTCCTTGAGACTCTGCCGCTCTGAATTTTGTGTAGGTTTGGTGTGGAACTTCATCATACTCATACTTGAATCCATTATTAAATTCAACAACAAGTTTTTTTGTTTCAGTATCGTATTCTGTTCGTTTAATGTTTGACGATTTTATTTCATTAATAATCTTCGTCCCCTTGATTTCCTCTCTCGTAATCCCCATCGCTTAGTGGTGTTAGTTCGTTTATGTTTTGTAAAATAGGTTTTAAGTATTCATTAAAATCCTCTTTTTCTACCTCAAAACCTAAGTCCTTCATCTGTTGAAGTAAATCTCTTATTTCACCACCAAATTTTTCATGAAGGGTCATTAATTGGGCCGAGTAATATGGTGGATTTTCTAAATCCTTTTCACTCCACCCTTCTGATTGGAAATATTGTCTTATCTTAAGGTATATTTCAATTATGCGTTGTAACCCAACACTGCTAACTAAAAAATTTTCAAATGGTCTCATACTTATAAATATAACTATGGACGCAACTGAAACATTTATTAATCACGGAGATTACAATGTCGAGAATATTTTAAAAATAATCAACGACAATAATTTGGATTGGGATGAATTTACCGATAGACAAAAAAGGTATGGGACTGAACATATCCACACAAAAACAATCCCAATAATTTTTGATAAGTCATTTAATTTTAATCACTTAAAAATAATCCCAACCACTCATTATCCTTTATTCAAAGAAGAGATTACCAAAATTGAAGACATTATTAAACTCAACACCGGAGAAAATGGTAGAATAATGAGAGCAATATTAGTTAAGTTAACTGCGGGAGAATCCATTAGACCTCATGTTGATATTGTAGGGTTTAGTTTAGTTATTTGTCGAAGAATTCACATACCAATTCAAACAAATGAAGATTGTTTTTTTACTGTAGGTGATGATAAAAGAAATCTAAGATTAGGTGAACTATGGGAAATTAACAACGACAAACAAAAACACTCCGTTGATAATTTTGGAAACACCGATAGAATACATTTAATTGTTGATTGGATTGAAGAATCTTTATTTGAATCATATGGTATCTAAAACACAAAAAATAATATTTTTATATCCCCCAAAAACCGCCTCTAACTCCTTACGTGTTAGTTTAAATGATAATGGGTTTATTGAAGACACTCAAAATGACACATATCTCACACCAAAACTTCATTTAAAATTAGATGAAATTATGGTTGCCTATGATATTGAGTCTCTTGACGGATATAAAGTTATACAAGTAACTAGAAATCCTTATGATAGAATGATATCCGGATATTACCATCAAATTAGAATTTTTAATCGTCCTGACTTTGAATCGAGTGCTTCAATTAGTGGATACACATTTGACCAATTTTTACTTCATTTAAACTCAACAAAAAATTCTGAAAATTTTATTGATGATTTTTATTGTGATTCATCTCATCACATCAACTATGTTATTGAAAATAAAAAATCATGGGGAGGGATTCGATTTTACTACACTCAAAGTAGTTGGAAAAATGTAGATTGTGATTTTTATCATTTTAAGTTAGAGGATTTAAGTAAAGACATCAAACCGTTAAGTGATTTAATCAACTTGCCCTTGTCCCCCTTATATCAAATTAATCCTAACCCTATTAAGGTTAATTATGAAACTCACAAAACACCTCAAAATAAATTAATCATTCAAAATTTATTTTCAGAAGATTTCGATATTTTTGGATATGAAAAATAAAACCCCACCTATTGGGCGGGGTTTCTTTTTACTTCTTTAATTTCTTTAATTCGTCACGAATTTCAATCGACCTTTCAAAGTTGTGTTCTTTAATTGATTGTTTCAATTCTTCTTCAAGTTTCGTAATGGTTTCTTGATTAAGTTCCATTTTTTTAATTTGGTCTCTAATTTCAACCGCCTTTTCAAAGTCTTCATTTTCGATTGCCAACTCAAGTTGTCGTTTTAAACCATTTGCACCTTTAGGTGTCTTTGGTTCATTACTTCTATAATAAGTAGTAACTTTCATAGTACCATCTTCAGATACTTTAGTTTGTGATTTCCATTCTCCTAAACGGGAATCGAACTGAGCGAACATATCATCAAACGCTCTTAAAATGTCATTAAAGTTTTTTTCGTTTCCAAACATAATTTAATTTTTTTATTCAGATTTATTTTTATACCTTTGTACTATTCAAATAATATACCATTCGAATAAATATGTCAATATGTCAGGTTAAAAAAAATTTACTGACAATTTGTCGAAAAATTAGGATAAGAATAAAATTTGATGGACCTTTGTAAAATAAAATTAGAAAACTATGAACGACTTAATGGACGAAAACGACAAATCAGGTAACAGAGCTCAAAAACAAGCTATGGACACAAATACTCCTGTATTAGACAATTTCAGTAGAGATTTAAACAAACTAGCTGAGGCAGGTAAATTAGACCCTGTAATTGGTAGAGATGCCGAGATTTTGAGAATCGCACAAATCCTTTCTCGTAGAAAAAAGAATAACCCTATTATCATAGGTGAACCCGGGTGTGGTAAAACCGCACTTGTTGAGGGTCTTGCCATGAAAATTGTAAGTGGAGAATGTCCAAGAAACTTAGTGGACAAAAGAATCGTAAACCTTGACTTAACTTCAGTTGTTGCAGGTACAAAGTATCGTGGACAATTCGAGGAAAGAATGAAAGTAATTATCGAAGAACTAAGTGCTAATCCAAACATCATCGTGTTTATCGATGAGATTCACACATTAGTTGGTTCAGGTAATTCATCAGGTTCAATGGATGGTTCAAACATCTTCAAACCAGCACTTGCTCGTGGAGAGGTTCAATGTATTGGAGCAACAACTCTTGATGAGTTCCGTAAAAACATTGAGAAAGACGGAGCGTTGGAACGTAGATTCCAAAAAGTAGTTGTAGAACCATCAACAGTTGCGGAGACAATCGAAATCCTTAAAAATGTTCGTGATAAATACGAATCATACCACAAGGTGTTGTATAGTGATGAAGTTGTTGAGACTTGTGTTAAGTTGGCGGACCGTTACATCACTGACCGTGAGTTCCCGGATAAAGCATTTGACATCTTAGATGAGGTTGGGGCTCGTATGCAAACCGAGATTAAAGTTCCTGAAGTTATTGAGGAATTGAAAAAGAAAGCGGCTGAGATTAAACTTGAAAAAATGGAAGTAGTTAAAAAACAAAACTACGAACAAGCGGCACAACTTAGAGATAAGGAGAAAAAGTTATTGGTTAAACTTGAGTCCGAGAAAGAAAAGTTTGCAAAACAAATGGATTTAGAGAAACAAACAATCGCTCTTAACACCGTTTATGAAGTTGTATCAAGTATGACTAAGATTCCTGTGAATAAAATGGACGCTGACGATTCTAAAGCATTAATGAATTTAGATAAATCAATTATGGGTAAAGTTATTGGTCAAGACCCTGCAGTTATCAAGATTGCAAAATCAATTAAGAGAAACCGTTTAGGTATCAAAGACCCTAACAGACCTATTGGTTCATTTATCTTCTTAGGTTCAACCGGAGTGGGTAAAACTCACTTGGCAAAACAATTGGCTAAAGAGATGTTTGGTACTGAGGATTCACTTATCCGTGTGGATATGTCAGAATACCAAGAAAAACACACCATATCTAAATTAGTTGGAGCACCTCCGGGATATGTTGGGTACGAAGAAGGTGGTTTATTAACTGAGAAAGTTAAAAACAAACCATATTCTGTAATCTTATTTGATGAGGTTGAGAAAGCTCACAAAGATGTTTTCACGGTATTACTTCAAATCTTAGATGATGGACACGTAACCGATAGTTTAGGTAGAAAGATTAACTTCAAGAATACTTTGATTATCCTTACATCTAATTTAGGTGTTAAGAAATTACAAGACTTTGGTACTGGTATTGGATTCTCTAATAACTCTTACGCAGATGAAGAAGCTAAGAAAGAAATCTTGATGAAAGAGATGAAGAATTTCTTCTCTCCGGAGTTCATTAACCGTATTGACGACACTATTGTCTTCAATTCATTATCTCCTGAAGATATTGAAAAAATTACAGAGATTGAGTTAAAGAAATTAATGACTCGTCTTGGTGAGATGAAATATACCGTAACTTATGACGATGAGGTTGTTAAATACCTATCTAAAATTGGATACGATGAAGTATATGGAGCAAGACCATTGAAGAGAGCAATTCAAGACAAAATTGAGGACTTGTTATCCGAAGAAGTATTAACCGGTAAAATGGTTGAGGGTAAATCCTACCAAATCAAAATGAAGGGTGAGGATATCACAATTCAGAAAAAAGGTAGATAATAAGAAAGGGGATGAAAATCCCCTTTTTTTATGTTGTTAATTATCGGAATATGACTTCCAAATAACCCTGGTGGTTGATAATGGTTCTGTTATAATATTAACATCTAAATCATATGAATTTTGGAACCATTCTTCAACTATATCTTTAGACTCTCCCCATGATTTACCAAACATATTCATAATAAAACCTACAATATTATCGTCAACGCAGAGTCTACCGTATTTTTCATAATAATCCATAACAACATCACCATTTTTCATAAAATAATATAAGTCAGGATAATCAACAGAAACTTTGTGTTTTAACCCTCCATATTCATCTTCCAACCACTTATTGATTAGACTATCAACCCTATTTTCGTTAATTAATATTTTCATATTAATAAATACCCTAAAACAAAAAAGAGACCATTTGGTCTCTTTTGTATTTTAGAAGAATCTGTGATTATATCTTGGAATCTCAACGACTTCTTTGTAGTGTAACTTGTTTCCAAGTTTTTCAATCATTTGTCTACCCATTTCAATTCCTTTGAATACATCCTCAATTACCACATATTCGTTTGGTGTATGATAATCGTAGTACCCAATTGAAAAATTGATACAAGAAAAACTAAATTTACTTCTCAAGGCATAAACATCAGTATATGGATGAACCATGTATTGCATATCTTCGTTATGCATACCCTCAGTTAATACTTGGTCACAAACCTCAAAGAATTCAGACTCTCTATCAAATAAATCTTGACTAAAACATTTTTCAGTAATCATCCAATTCTCAGGAGCGTCAAACTGAATTCCATAACCCACATTGGTAAAGAATTCCGGGTCAGCCTTTTTGGAACCGTGACATCCTGTTTCTTCAGATACGAAAAATGCTGCTTTTAAGTTTGGAACTTCTTTAAGTAATTTTAAACAAGCAAAAACACCACACTTATCATCACCACCGATTCCGGTTGGTAATCCGTTTAAGTTATAAGCCTTTAACGCATCTTTAATTTCACCTTGAGAGTTAGGTAATTGTTCTTCATGAACAATAATAGTATCCAATCTATGGACCGTATCGGTATGAGCAATAACACAAGGGAAATAAAAGTCCTCAGGAAGTGTTTCGAGTTCTTTTTTTGTTGCATAAACATTTTTGTGTTCATCAACGTAATGTTCTATATTGTTTTCGGTCAACCAATTCTGTAAAAACTCGACCATAAGGTCTTCTTGATAAGTTACGGTTGGAACACTAAGAACTTCTTTTAATAATAATATATCGTTTGTCATGGGACAAAGATAATAAATTAATTCATATTTTCATAATCATCTAACGAATATTGATATAAAAA